ACCGAATACCGACGTTCAAGCCGCCGTGGGTGAACAGGAAGCCCAAGGCGAACAGCGGCACAGTCAGGAATCAGTCGCAGGCTGGATACGGAAGGCGAGCGTGGAGGCTCGCTCGGGCGGAAAGGCTGCTCCTAGACAACTGGCAGTGCCAGCAATGCGGCCGGATCGTTACGGGGCGAGAGGCCCACGTTGACCATGTCGTGCCAAAGGTGGCGGGCGGGTCTGACTTAATGGGCAACCTGCGGACGCTCTGCCGCAGCTGCCACAGTCGCAAGACCGTGATGGAAGAGCAGGGCGGCGCGTTCGGCCATGTAGCGAGACGCAAGAAGGCTTGACGGATGCGACAGCATGTGTGCATGAGCATTCACTGTCATCATGTGCCGTGCGTTTCCTGCGGCACGGATATTCCTGCTTCTCGCAACCGTCGCAGGACGCGTTGCCCGACCTGCCAGCGAGCTCACGAGAATGCCGAGACGAGAAGGCGAGACAAGGCTCGCAGGAAACGCCTGAAAGCGGCACAAGAGGCGTTTACGCACGGCCTGCCGCAATACGAAGTGCTGCGGGATAATGGCCACCGGTGCAGGGCGTGCGGAGTAGTTCTGTGGGTTGATGACGGCATGGCTCCCTATCGCTGCCGTCAATGCGAAAAGATGGGCGAGGCCACCAGTATCATCGCTGGCATGTTCGGCATGCTTCTCGGGGCGTGCCTCGATGATCTCCCTGAGTGCCGTGTATGTGGTACGCCGTGCGTGTCAGGCAGAAGAGCAAGAAGCACGGCTACGTGCAGTAAGGCGTGCGGGCTGGAGCACGGGAGGCAAAGGACGAGGGACGCCTACCAGCGTCGCACTGGCGTCCGCCTACGCCCAGTGTCTGCTGGCAGGTCATGCAAGCACTGTCGCTGCGACATCCAGGCGGACAATCGCAACGGGAGGGGGCGTTCGTCCTGCGACCAGTGCAACCTGCACCGTGGAGACTTCAAGTCCCGAGCCATGCTGTACGGGGTGCGATATACCAACGTGTCGCGCCGCGCGGTGTTTGAGCGTGACGGGTGGCGGTGTCAGCTGTGCGGGCGCGCCGTGCTGAGGAAGGCCAAGCGGCACAAGGTGACAAGAAGGCTGCATCCGAGGACAGCAAGTCTTGACCACATCATCCCTATGGTTAAGGGCGGCGATCACGTCGAACAGAACTGCCAGTGTGCGTGCTTGTCGTGTAACGTCAGGAAACACGCAAGGCGGATAGGCCAAACTAGGCTGTTTTAGCGGCGAAACGGCGAAAAACATTTACTGGGCCGAATATTAATCACGTGCGGGAAGCACGAAAACGCGCCCGCAAAAGTCGCATAGGGGGTAGGTCATGGCCAGGAAGGGCAGGCCGCCGGTTCCAACGCAGCTGAAGATCCTGCGTGGCAACCCAGGAAAGCGACGCCTCAACGAACTTGAGCCGACGCCGCCGCAGACTGGGGTGGAGATGCCAGAGTACCTCGGCCCGGTCGCTCGTCAGCGTTGGGGCAGGGTGCTGCCGCTACTTCAATCCGTGCGAGTGATGACGCAGGCCGACATCGAGGCACTGGCGAGGTACTGCGACACATACGAATGGTGGCTTGCCACCCGTGCGAAACTCCAAAAAGAGGGCGACACGTACCCGATCCTTAACGACAAGGGCGACATCAAGTACATCGCCCAGCGTCCAGAGGTTGCGATAGCCCACAAATTAGCGGCACAACTCCACGTCTTAGAGGCTGACTTTGGCCTCAATCCCTCGTCGAGAACGAAGCTTGCCACGCAAGTCGAAGTCAAAAAGGACGAGCTCGAAGAGTTCTTCGCCGCCCACGGCTAAGCATCGTCCTGGCATCGACCAGGCGAAGGCCGACCGGGTCTACCGTTTTTTCGAGACGGTGCTGAAGCACAGCAAAGGTCAGACGGCCGGGCAACCGTTCCTACTGCTGCCGTGGCAGAAGTACGTGCTGGGCGAGATCTTCGGCCGGCTGAAGCCTGACGGCACTCGGCAGCATCGCCAGGCGTACATCGAGATCCCCAAGAAGAACGGCAAGTCCACGCTACTCGCCGGCATCGCCCTCTACATGCTGGTTGCTGACGGCGAAGCCGGCGCCGAGGTCTACGGTGCGGCATCGGACCGCGAGCAGGCTGGCATCATCTACCGGGAAGCCGCGTCGATGGTCCGCTCGTCGCCGGCCTTGTCCAAGGTGCTGGAGGTTCTCGACTCGCGGAAGACCATCGTGCATCGCGGCAGCAACTCGTTCTACCGGGTGCTGTCGGCGGATGCGTTCAGGGCCGAGGGGCTCAACATCTCCTGCCTGCTGTTCGACGAGTTGCACGCCCAACGGGGCGATCGCCGGCTGTGGGATGCCCTTCGGTACGGCGGTGCTGCCCGGCGTCAGCCGCTGGTGCTGTCGATCACGACGGCTGGCGAGGCGAACAAGACCCACCTCTGGTACGACCAGCACGACTACGCCGAGCGGTGTATTGCAGACCCGACGTTCGACCCGTCGTTCTTCGGCTGCATCTACGCGGCGGATCGGGAGGACGATTGGAAGTCGCCGAAGATCTGGCACAAGGCGAACCCGTCGCTCGGCGAAACGATCAGCGAGGAGTCATTCGCCGCTGACTGCAAGGAAGCCGAGAACTCCGCGACCAAGTTGAACGCTTTCCTGAGATATCGGCTCAACATACCGACAACCAGCGATATTAGGTTCCTTCGTCCCGACCAGTGGGCGGCCTGCGGCGTGGAGCTCGAGCCGCTGGAGGGGCGGCCGTTCTGGGCGGGGCTGGACCTTGCGAGTACGTGGGACACGTCGGCATTCGTGGCTGTGTTTCCCGACGAGTCTGGCCGGTACGACGTGGTCCCGATGTTCTGGTGCCCCGAGGCCAACGCCGCTGAGCGGGAGCGGGTTGACCGGGTGCCCTACACCCAGTGGGCGAGGGACGGATTCCTGCGGCTGACGGACGGCAAGAGCACGGATTACGCCACCATCAAGCGTGACATCATGGAGTTCTGCGGGCGTTTCCAGCCGAAGCAGATCGCCATCGACAGATGGAACGCCACGATGCTCGCGCAGGAGCTCGTGGCTGAATCCTTGCCAGTGCAAATGTTTGGACAGGGCTTCGCGTCGATGAGTGCCCCGGCGAAGCGTCTGGAGGCACTCACGATCGACGGCAAACTGCGGCACGCTGGACATCCGGTGCTAGGCTGGCAAGCAGGAAACGTAGCGGTACAGAGCGACTCGGCCGGCAACATCAAGCCATCCAAAGCGAAGAGCACGGAACGCATCGACGGCATGGTGGCTCTGGTGATGGCGATTGGCTCGCACATGGGCGAAAGCCTGACGCCGCAGGCGATGCCCGAACTTTCCTTCTGGTGAACACCGCATGGATGCGACGCTCCCCGAGATCCGCTGGCTCGAGACTCGGATGTCCCGCTGGGATGACCTAGTTGCGGCTGCTGCCGAGTCTGGCGTGCGGGTAACTCCCGAGACCGCCATGCGGACGGCGGCCTACATGGCTTGTGCCCGCGTGGTGGCCGAGACCGTGGCCTGCCTGCCGCTGCACGTCTACCGCAAGCGTGACGACTACACGTCGGAGCGGGCCAAGGATCTGGCGATCTACAACGTGCTCGCCAAGAAGCCGAACCGCTACCAGACCCGGTATCAGTGGGTCGAGCAGATCTGCCTGCACATGGGGTTCTACGGCAGCTCGTACCAGTACAAGTTCCGCGGCCCCGATGGGCAGGTGACCGAACTGCGGCCGTTGAACCCGGCCGGCATGAAGGTCGAGGCGGACGACGAGGGCACGAAGACGTACCTGTTCACGGACCCGAAGACGGGCCGGCAGACGATCTACCGCGACGACCAGATCTGCCACATTTCGTGGATCTCGTTCGATGGCATTCGTGGTGAGGTGCCGATCGAGTTGGGCCGGGATGCGATCAGCCTGGCCCGCAGCCTGGAGGGCTACGCTGCCACGTTCTATCGCAACAACGCCCAGCCGGGGCTGATCCTGACGACCGACCAAGTGCTTAACGAGGAGCAGCGGCGTGGGCTCCGCGAGTCGTGGAACGCCCGGCACAAGGGGGCGAGGAACGCTGGCGAGACGGCGGTGCTGAGCAACGGGCTGAAGGCCGACACGATCACGGCCACGAATCAAGAGAGCCAACTGGCCGAGCTGTGGATGCAATCGCTGCTGGCCATCTGCCGCATCTGGCGGATGCCGCCGCACATGATTCAGGAGTTGGGCCGCGCGACGTGGGGCAACCTGCAGAGCGAGATGGTGTCGTTCGAGAAGTTCACGATTGCCCCGTGGCTACGGCGGATTGAGGGTGCGATCGAGCGGGACGTGCTCCCCGAGGACGGCGAGTTGTACGCGGAGTTCCTCGTCGAAGGGCTGCTGCGGAGCGACATCACGACCCGCTACCAGGCGTATGAGATTGCCATTCGCAACAAGTGGCTGACGCCCGACGAAGTGCGGCAAAAGGAGAACCTCGGCCCGCTTCCCCCTGGTGCTGAGCCTGTGGCCGAGCCGGTGGAGGACGTGCCCGAGGAGCAGGACGAACCGAGCGAAGACGAGCCGGCCCAGGACACCCCGAGCACGGAGGCGAGCGATGGCTGACGAGATGGACGTGGCTACGGAGATCGAGCGGCGCGACTGGGAGTTCGCCGACGACGGTGGTGTGGCTGTCGAGACTCGGGCCGACGGCCGCACGGTCCTGTCGGGCTATGCGGTCCGCTACAACACGGTCAGCGTTGATCTCGGAGGCTTTCGGGAGTCCATCCTGCCGGGTGCATTCGACAAGGTTCTCAACCGCCAGCGTGGCAAGCGGGACGTGGTGGCCCTGTTCAACCACGACGCCAACCAGCTGTTGGGCCGCACGTCGTCAGGCACGCTTGAACTGTCGAGCGACGACAAGGGGCTGCGGTACTCAGTCGTCCTGCCGAACACGGAGTTGGGCCGCACGATCAGCGAACTGACGGCCCGCGGAGACCTGCGTGGCTCGTCGTTCGCGTTCACGGTCGAGCAGAAGGGGCATTCGTGGGCACCTGGCGAAGACGGCGTGCCGCGTCGCTCGATCCGCGAGGTGTCCGGTTTGTTCGACGTGTCCGTAGTTGTACACCCTGCATACTCGTCTTCGTCTGCGGCGGTTGCCCGTCGCAGCATGGAGGCGTGGATGGCTGAGCAGGAAGAGGTTCCGGTGCAGCCCGAGCCGGTGAACAACGGCAAGGCGCTGACGAATCTGGCGGTGCGGATGGCGGCTCGCCTACGGGCTGCCAAGCTCAGGAGCATGCTGCGTGGCTAGACCAGGCGACCAGTGTCCGCAGTGCAAGCGTGGCCGCATTCGCACGTACACGAGCAAGGCCGCCGGCGACCAGCAGGTGCGGTACGTCGAGTGCCCGTGCTGCGAGTTCCGTGGCAAGGTTGTTGTGCCATCGGAATACATCTGCCGCCGTTCGTTCTACGTAGAACCGAAACGCTAGGTCATCGCCCTTTGCTCTCGTAGTGTGAACGGCAGACACGGACTGTCACCGTTCACCAACTACGGAGCGCCACGGATGGCCACTCAACTCTCGAAGCTTCAGGACCGCGCCGCCGCTGTGGCTGCGATGCTCGCCGACCTCTCGGCCGTCGAGGACCGTTCCGCCGAGCAGGCCGCCGAGATGGAGAGGCTCGCCGTCGAAGGTGAGCGCCTCGAGGCCGAGCTCGCCCGCGAGCACTCCATCGCCGAGCGGATCACGTCGCTCCGTGGCAAGGTGGCTGCGACTGCGAAGCCGGTCGAGGTTGCGGCTGTTGAGCCGGTCGCCCGTCCGTCCCGCGACAGCGGCAAGGCCACGATGTTCCGGTCGTCTTCGGACGCCGAAGCCTGCGGTCGCTGGATTCGTGGCTACGTCCTCGGCCGAGCCGAGGATCGGTCGTGGTACGAGAAGCACGTCGAGGCTCGCGCCCTGTCGCCCAACGACAACAACAAGGGTGGCGTGTTCATCCCCGACACCTTCGCTTCGACGGTCATCCGGCT